AAACCGTCCGAATCAATTAGTGCTAATACTCACTGGTTGTCAAAAATAACTGAAGTAGCAACCGATAACACTACCTTAACAGTTACGTGGAATGCTGTTAATAAATGCTGGGGATTTTCTCTTAATGAATCATCTAGAGAACAAATTAAGCAAATTGGGTTAACGGCTCAACTATTATTTTTCATCACATTTAACAATAATCCAAATTTTTTAATTAGAACAATTAGTATAGACATGTTAGACATATCTAACACTACGGCAATTGAAATTCCTTGGATTTCATTATCAGAACAAGATTATTATAATATAGCTGTTAGTACCCGACGATTCTTTGAATCTTATGGAATTTTAAAGTATGAGCAAGATTAAAATTATTGAACAAGATGTTATATTTCTCAGCTATGACGAACCTAACGCTGAAAAAAATTACGCAGATTTATGTAATAAATTGCCCTGGGCCAAGCGTGTACATGGAGTTAAAGGCAGCGATGCCGCACACAAGGCCTGCGCCGCCCTAAGTGAAACAGAGTATTTTGTTACAGTTGATGCTGACAATATTGTAGATCCAGCGTTTTTTAATGTTGAGATAGATTTAGACGAATTAAAACTAACCTCAGACCACGTATTCAGTTGGTGCGGAAGTGTTCATGTAAACGGATTACGTTATGGCAACGGTGGCCTAAAATTATGGACACGTAAATTTGTTAATGAAATGAAAACTCACGAAAACAGCGACCCAGCCGACACTAAGGGATTAGTGGAGTTTTGTTTTGATGATCGGTATTATCAATTTAATGACAACTACAGTGAAAGCTATACTAACGCAAGTCCGTTTCAAGCATGGAGAGCAGGTTTTCGCGAAGGTGTAAAAATGTCATTAGACCAAGGTGCTAGAGTAAAAGACCTTAAATCAGTTTGGTGGCAAAATTATGATCGATTATTAATATGGTGTAATGTTGGTGAAGATGTTGAAAATGGGTTATGGTCAATGTATGGAGCAAGAGAGGGTGCGTACTTAACTAATTGCTCTGACTGGGATTATGCTAATGTTCGAGACTTTGAATGGTTGACATCACAGTGGGAAAACACATATAGTAAGATAACAGAAGAAATGTTGCCGTATGAGATTATGGGAATAGGTGAAACATTAAAATATGAATGTGGATTAGAAATAGCAACCTTAGGTGTTGAAGGTAGTAAGTTTTTTAAAACAGTGTACAATAATACTCCTCGCAGAATAAGAAAACGATAATGTATGATATAATTTTTATTACAAACGGTAGCAATGCTAGTGTATCTCGATATAAACAGTTTAAGTTATTATATCCGTTAGCTAAACAAGCAACAACCTATGACGAAGCAAAATCAAAATCTTTTACAAAATTATTTTGGATAGTGTGGTACGATGTAGAAATATTGCCATCGTTTACATTTGATTATGTTATACCAGAATGGGATCAGCAGTACGTTCATGTCTTCAAGCACGATAATGCTTTTATTCACACTGGAATATGTGTAGCTTCAAAAGAAATTAACATTTCAAAACGAGAATTTGCCTATCGTTACATTATTAACAATAAAAAAGAAATAGACACTCAAGCTACTGTTACTAGAAAATACGAAATATTTTGTATAGATACCCATCAAGATTATTTAAAAGCAATGGATTCCTGTACAACTGATATGTTTTGGATGACCTCAAGCAATATGACAATTGCTGATAATTTTAAATTTGATTTATTGTTTGATCCGTTAGACGGAAAATATGATTATGATCGAAATGAAAATCATGCGTTCATACATAGAGAACAGGGAAAAGATACATTTGATGGTGTATTTTTACTTTCTAAAAATAAACCATTAAGTAAAAGAGAAGTGGAATACCGTTTTCCAATTCAACGTAAAGAATGGGATATTGTTGCTAGCGGTCCAAAATTATATGATCGTTTTAAACTGACCACATACAAAGAATATTTAACAGCAGTGTCACAGTCAACTACAGAACTGTTTTGGAATATTCCCAGTAATGTTATTCCTGTATATGATTTTAAATTTGATTTATATTTTAGTCAAAAAGATGAAGAATTTACTTATGATCGAAATACTAATCACGTATTTTTAAACGGGAAACATTTTGACGGTGTTACATTATATAGTAAACATTCTGTAATCACTGAACGTGAATTTACTAACAGATTTATAGCAAATAAAAAAGAATGGGAAGTAGTAGCATCTGTGCCCAAGCCGTTTGACATGGTTTTTATTTCATATAACGAATTAACGGCAGACGAAAATTATGCTAGATTATTAGAAAGATTTCCAAGAGCGTTACGGGTCCACGGAGTAAAAGGTATTCATCAAGCACATATTGAAGCAGCCAAATTAGCAACAACAGAAATGTTTTGGGTAGTAGATGCTGACGCAATAATTGAAGACACATTTAATTTTGAATTTGAATATATCCCATTTTATAATGTACAAAGTAGAAAAATGCTTAGAAACATTGTACACGTATGGCAAAGTAAAAATCCTATTAACGACCTAGTATACGGCTACGGTGGCGTAAAATTATTACCCCGTGAGCTAACAATGAACATGTCTACAACTACTGCTGACATGACTACTAGTATTAGTTCTAAATTTAAAGCTATGCCGACAATATCGAACATAACAGCATTTAATACAGATCCGTTTAATACTTGGAAATCAGCATTTAGAGAATGTGTTAAGTTGTCAAGTAAGGTAATTGACGGACAAGTGAGTAGTGAAACTGAAGATCGATTAAATGCGTGGTGTATATTAAACGAGTCAGCGGCATACGGATTTTATGCCTACGCAGGCGCACTCGCCGGCAAAGAGTACGGTCAAGAAAATGCCGGCAATATACCGGCATTGTCCTTAATTAATGACTTTGAGTGGTTACAAATTCAGTTTGAAACTAGTCCAGTAGCCATTGGAAAAATGTCAGCAATAACTTTGGCACACGCAACAGCAACTTCCTGATGTTCTTTTTGTGTGCCGTTAGCACTACGTAGTTCAATAAAGTGAATCCAGCTACGTAGAGTGCCATTCATATATAAACGACTTTCAATAAGCCCTTCGGGTAATACCGCTCGGGCTTGTTCTTTAGCTATGCCATTAGCAATAGCCCAATCATATTCTCTTTTAGCGGCATATATGACTCGTTGTTGAGCTCTGTACCATTCATTTTGTAACAGTTGATCATCAACGTCAACACTATTCTGTCTGTTCTTTGGGTCTTGAAGTCTAGCTTCTCTTGTAACAAAATTGAGATCCTTTGTTGGGTCAGCATATCGTTGACTAAACTCTTGGAAACTAAAACTACGATGACGTAAAATCTGACGAGCAATATCACGTGTTGTAGTAATTTCTATACAAGCAGACACCATTTCAAGTGGTGACCAATGTTGGTGTTTGACCAAATACTTGATTAATTTTTCACTTGTTTCTGTGTTGAGTTGATTGCTTGGATTGGACACTCGGGCGCAATACGCAATGAGTTCCTGCGCATCAGCTAGCCCTAAATTTTTAAATTCTTCTGTTGGTTGTGAATATGATAAGAGCTTAACATTCATAGTTTTTTATTTTTTAAAAATTTTTCAGTAGACTTTTCTATATCTTTTTTAACTTTAATAGTATCGAGTTTAAAATCAATATTATCAATACGTTTTTCGTATGCCTTAAATAATTCTGACAACGACTTTTCAAAAGATTCCCATCCATCTTTTTTTGTTTTAGCTGTAACTTTTATTTCCCAAGTCTTGCCATCTTTAAAATTAACCAGTACCGCATGGAGATACCTAAGGGGTAACACATTGAGTTTTACCTCTCCAAATACTTCTGGCCAATGCTCGATGACTTCTTTGGGAAGAATTCTTCCCGCAGTCATCACTTAACTTTTTTGGTCGGAACCAACTCCTCAGCCAAACGGCGCATGGCGGCAGCTTCTTTAGCTAACTTATCAGCTTGTGAACGATAAAATTTAGCTTGATCATCTGGGGTACCTGCTGGCGCAACTACTGGCTTAGCAACATCAGGAGCACTAGCAATTGGTTGTTTAACAGGTGCTACTGTAGCAGTATCACCTGATCCTGGAGCAATTGATAATCCGTCTACAGCAATACCGCGTTGTTCGGCAATGATCTGATTTAATTCAGAAAGTAAAATAGACACACCAATCGACGGTGTCATTTCAATTTGGTCAGTACCAATTTTAATTAGACGGCCTTTTGAATGTAG